TGGTACAAATATTCTACATAATGATTCATGACAATAAATGTTAAAGATGGCGGTACTTTTAGAACAGTAAATCAAGTTTACGTTCATGACGGAACGTCATTTACTAACAAAACAATTACAAATGTTTATGTAAAAGATGGCGGTGTATGGAGAACAGTATTTGTTCTTTTTGAAACACCTAGCACATTTACCACAGCAACAAATGCCACAGGAATTTCAGTTCCTGCTTTAGCAAACGCTATTCATATTCAGTCAGCCGTAGGTGCTGGTTCTGGTGGAGGTGGTGGTTTGGAGTACGATAAAGCAGGTTTTGAAGATAGTGGTGCTGGAGGAGGTTCTGGTGCTTTTATTTCTGATTGTGTTTTTTCTGTAACTGGAGGTGAAACATTAACGCCTACTATCTCATCTACTGGAGGTGCAGGTGGAGGTGCAGTAGGAGAACCCCCCACTAATACAACCAGTGGCGCAGGAGGCAACACTATCCTAACTGGATCTTCTTCTGGTGTTATTTTTACCTTAAATGGAGGAGGAAGCGCTGCTTCAACAGGAGGACGTGTTTCTGCTCCAGCCAGCACAGGTGGCGCAGGAGGCACAAGGTCAGTGTCCTCTGTTCTATCATCAGGTACAACAGTTGATGGTTTGAATATAGCAAGTGATTCATCATTTACTCAAGGTCCCGTTGGATCATTTAATCAACAAGGTGATGGTGTTGCTGGAGGAAACGGTAGTAGAGCTGGTGGTGACAACTCATCAGTGGCTGGAACTGTTGGTGCAAGTTCATTTTCTGGTAATAT